CCGCCGCCTGGCCGCGGGCCGCGCGCCCCCCCCCCGCGCCCCCCCCTACTTTGACCAGGCGTCGGGTAGGGCCGCATGCGTCATGTCGGCCCATGTGCGGATATATTCGGCGTCGTCTGGATGCAGGTCGGTCTCGGGATTGTCGTAGTTTTCGACCAAATCCGAGAGAAAACCCTCTTCGCCGCAGTAGGGCAGCGACAGGAACGGCGCGAGCATGTTGGTCTCGGGGTCGATCATGGCGACGTTATAGTCGGCGTCGGTCAGGAACACATAACCGCTTGACGTGTTCATCATAATTTCAATTTCGTCGCCAAGCCAAGCCGGGGGATTGTCGGCGTATGCCGTGAGAAGCTTTGCAGCTATGGACAGCTCGCGACGGCCGAACTCTTTGAGGTCTGTGGTCGTGGTCATGTTGTGGGCCGAGCGGATAGAGTTTCCGGATGCGGGCTTAGCGTTCATGGTCTGGGGTTCCTTTTGTTGAGTGTGCAACCTAAAACGAAGTGATTCGAGGGGTGGTGGTCCCGAGATCGTTTTTAGTATGGTTTTTGATGAATTGTCAAATGAAATAGACTGGAACGTGTGAGAACATGGTGAGAACATAATGAGAACATAATAAGAACAAGACATAAAGACACACTTTTTACCTTTTTCCTTTGGGAGGGACAATAAAATAAAAATAAAAAGAATAAAGTATAGAGAGTAGGAAAAGTGCTCAAAAACCATGACTTTGCGCACAGGATTTCTGAGGCGGCCTTGTTTGTGGGTATTTGAGCTTAGTGGGACTACAAACGCGTAGGATGATCTGTGGAGGGCAAATCGTAGGTGCCTGGCTATGGTGGTAGCCTAGAATGCGTTTCGGTCTGTAAGGTGCGTTTCTGTTAATATATTGTTGTAGGTGCAATTATTAACGCAAAAAGAAACCCGACTCGGTTAGTCGGGTTTTAGTTTGGGCTGCTTGTGTTGTATGGGCTTCTATTAGTTGGCGTTGTCGTCCCATGTGACAAAAAGGACACGGCACATTCCGCGCGGTCGGAATTCCATTGTGTCACCGTACTCGGTCCATTCTCCCCGGATGCCAGTCAATCCAACTGCCGCTTTCGCGTCCCGTTTGACGCGGGCATCATACCGCTTGCGCGCCGCTGCATTGTCTCCGTCCGGCTCAGAGACCGTTAGGCCGCGACGCTTGACCCAAGAATAATTTGCTTCACCACCGAATGTGTCAGTGTATTCGATCTGATAGTGGTGCATGGTCTGGCTTTCCTCGTGTTGTATGTGGTGACTATCGCTTGCAGTGCGTCCGCCGGTAGGCTCTAGCGTGGTCAACGATTGACCAGACCATTGCTACCAGACATAGGCTGATGAAAGCGTAAGCAACTAGCGATTGCATTGGTTCTACCCTTACGTTATCGGCAGCCCGGTGCGCTGCCTGTATCTATAGATACAGGTGAGACAAGCAAAAAATCAATAAAAACAAGTACTTAGTATTCGTACCAAGCATTGAATGCCGTTATATCCGTTCGGACATAGCGATTGTTTAGGCTGCAGAGAATAGCCTCTGTACCGAACGGTAAAATCGCGGGCGCATATTTCACATGGTGAAAATCATGCCCCTTGACAATGAACCATGTTCGCCCTACGTCGATCTACGTAGCGTAAGCACTTAGTATTACTACGCAATCCGGAACGTCGGCTCTGGCACGACTCTTGCATGACGCTAGACCATGATCGCGCGACGCTTGCCGGGCATTGCTGGTACAACTAATTGGTTACGTTGACGAATTGCATCTGCATTTTCCATAATATAGATTATGCGAACGGCAATGGACCATGGTTGAAGACGACTCAAACGGTAGCAAGCCGGCTCGCGCACTCATGCCGTGGGAACGGACCAAGGGTGTGAACAAGGGGCGCAAGGGTCGCCCTAAGTCGGACCGCCAGCCCGAGCCCAAGCCGGCATCGGCCAAGAGTCCCGGACGGCCGCGCAAGCATCCCAAGCCAGACGACGCGGCATCAAAGTCAAAACGACGCAAGCGTAATCCACAGGACAATCCACAGTTGCGTTTGCAACGAGATCTAGGAATCGTGGATATTCTGCGGGAAATGCGCGAGGCTTCTGCTGAGGATTTGCCCCTAGGGGACCCCCCTGCAGAAAACGGGCCGGGGGCTTTCGAAAACGCTGCCCCCAATCCCAAAATTTTTTCGGATTTTGAATCGTCCGAAACTGATCAGACCACAGACAATCAGCCAACATCCAAATCAAAAATCCATGGCCTTTCGTCCTACAAAGAAGAATACCCAACCATCGCCGAGAAAGCCACCCGCGTTGGCTTCACGGTGAAGGAGCTTGCCGATCTATTCAACGTCACTCCGACCGTCATCAACCGATGGATTCTGAAGCACGCCGACTTCGCAGCAGCCATCCGCCTTGGACGAGGACACGCCGACGACCGCATCGAGCGCAATCTCTTCATGCGGGCTTGCGGATACGATTACATTGCCGAGAAGCCCATGAACGTTGGTGGCCAGATCGAGATCGCGCAATATAAGGAGCATGTCAAACCGGATATTGTTGCGCAAATTTTTTGGCTCAAGAACCGTCGTCCAGAAAACTGGCGCGATGTTCAGCAACACGAGCACGGCAACGCCGGAGAGTTTGCGAACATGGACGATAAGCAATTGATGGAGGAGATTCAGAAGGCTTCCCAGGAGCTGGCGAAGTTGTCAGATGGCGTAGAACCGGATACAACGGAACTACCCGAAACAAAACACTGACCCTCGTCCATGGCCAAGACACAGGAAGAGCTACGTCATCAGTTGATAACGCTCAATCGAGAGATCGAGCGAAGAAAGAACCGTCGTCTTCAGTCTAGCCCAACCGGCGGGCTTTTGGAGTTCATCAAATTTTTTTGGCCCGTGCTCGAACCGCAGACACCTTTTGTCGAGGGGTGGGCTCTTCACGCCATATGCGATCACTTAGAAGCGGTAACGCGCGGAGAAGTAACTCGTCTTCTTATAAATGTGCCGCCGGGATTCATGAAACCAGTACACGTCGATGAACCCGTACTAACCGACTGCGGCTACAAACCTTTGAAAGACATTCAAGTTGGTGATCTTGTTGTAACACACAAAGGTCGCTTGCGACCCGTTACGGCAGTTCATCAACAAGGTGTACTTCCATTATTAAAATTGAAGACATGGGCGGGCCGTGAAGTCAAGGCTGCGGAAGATCATCCGTTTTTGACACCAGATGGGTGGGTGCAACTTAAAGATTTGAAAGAAGGAAATTATGTTGGGGTACCGCGCCTGAATGATTATCCGGATCACCAGACAATGTCGCCAGAAGAAGCGCGACTACTAGGATACTTGGTCGGCGATGGGTGTATTTCTCAGAGATCTCTTGCTTTTGTCAATATGGACGCAGATGCCATAGAAGATTTTATCTTCTGCGCCTCTGCTTGTGGGTTTTACGCTTATGTTGCCCCACACCCGAATAAAAAAGTAAAAGCCTCAAAGGTTATTCTAAAATCAACGAAAGATCGGTGGAAGGATCGATCAAAAGAACCGCCGATTCTTGAGTGGTTAAGGCGGCATGATTTGTATTTGTCGAACAGCTATACCAAACGCATACCAAAAGCGGTTATGCGTTCGGGCCCTACAGCAATTGCAAATTTTGTTGGGGCATATTGGTCGTGTGATGGAAACGTAACAGTCAGGCATGCGAACAAGAAGACGACGATGCTGGCAACAGCATGCTCGGTAAGCCTTGATCTTGCCAACGACCTTCTTAAGGCTCTAGGTATTCTGAACATCGAAGCTCGCGTGCGTCGGCACGTGTCTAATATTCGGACAAAATCACAGTCGGGTGACCAATATATTTCTTACATCGTGCAAACAAGCACGAGGAATGAAGTAGCAAAAATAGCAAAACTTCCAGGCTTGATGAAGCGAAAGCGCGATATAGCGGCCGCAGCCTTCGCAGATCGCTTTGAGCCATCAATTTACGCCGATGAGGTTGTTTCGGTTTTGCCAGATGGAGAAGGTGAGTGTAGATGTTTGACCGTAGAAGAAGATAGCTCTTTCGTTGTTAACGGAATTGCTGTACACAATTCGTTGTTGACGAATGTATTCTGGCCGGCGTGGGAATGGGGGCCGATGGACCGTCCGGAACTTCGCTATGTATCTTTTTCGTATTCTTCCGGTTTGACGGAGAGAGACAACGCCAAATTCCGTGATCTCATTACGTCCCCTGAATATCGGGCTCTTTGGGGCGATCGCTTTGCCACAAAGAAGGTCGGAGAGATCAAGGTTACGAATAATAAAACTGGCAGTAAGCTCGCAACGTCGGTCGGAGGCATCGGAACGGGCGAACGCGGAGACCGGGCCCTTGCTGATGACTTACACAACATCAAAGACGGTGAATCGGAAGTTATCCGCTCGGAAACAGTTCGGTGGTTCAAGGAAGCGCTTTCCAACCGCTTGAACGACATGGAGAAGTCCGCGATTGTCGTTATCATGCAGCGCGTGCATGAAGGCGACGTAAGCGGAGCCATCCTTGAAAATGAGATGAACGACTATGTTCATCTTATGATTCCGATGGAGTATGATCCGTCACGGCACTGCGTGACGCCCATCTGGGAAGATCCACGCAGTGAAGAAGGAGAGCTGGCCTGGCCGGAGCGCTTTCCGCCCGAGGTCGTTCTCAATTTGAAGTCTACTCTTGGTCCTTATGCGTATGCCGGTCAGTATCAGCAGGCTCCTGCCCCACGCGGTGGCGGGATATTCAAGAGGGAATGGTGGCAGCTCTGGGACGATCCGCAGGACCGCTATCCGCCGCTTGAATATGTTCTGGTGAGTGCAGACACGGCTTATACGGCGAAAGAAAGCAACGACCCATCGGCATGCACGGTCTGGGGCCTCTTTCGCGAGAACGGCGCACCAAGGTTGATTCTTCTCTACGCTTGGAGAAAGCACCTTGAGATGCACGGACGATATGAGCCGCGTTATCCTGGTGAGACGACGGGAGAGTATGTCAATCGTACCCGTCCTCATTGGGGGCTTGTCGAATGGTTGGCGCACACCGCTCAGCGCTATAAGGCGGATACGCTGCTGATCGAAGGCAAGGCCACGGGCGTTACGGCCATGCAGGAGTTGAAGAGGCTGTACGCCCAAGAGTCATGGGCCGTGCAACTTTCCAATCCGAAAGGCGATAAGGTCGCCAGAGCGCACGCAGCGCAGCCCGTCTTCTCACAGCTTCTGGTCTATGCGCCGGATAAGGAGTGGGCGGACATGGTGATAACGGAAATGAGTACATTTCCGAAGGGCAGATATAAGGATTTGACGGACTCTGCAACTCAAGCTATAAAGTTCTTTCGAGACAGCGGAATGCTGATCCATCGCAATGAATTGTTGACGGACGAAGATAGACCTAATCCGATGCGCTCAAAGCCGCAACCGCTTTATCCGGTATAACGATATTATGGACGCCATCTGGAATCTTCATAACGTACAACCGCGCCAGTCCGGTTTTGGCGAGCCCACGTCGGTCGAAGTGGCCCCCGAATCTATGCCACAACCGGATCTTGCTGTCAATATTCAAGATGACGGAAGCGTCATCGTCGATCTGTCTCCGCAGAAGCCAAAGCAGACTGAGAGTTTCGACGAAAATCTCGCGCTTATTCTTCAGCACGGCGAACTTTCTTCGGTTGCGGAGACGCTGCTTGAAGGCATTGATGCCGACATGCAGTCGCGTGAAGAGTGGTTGGCCATCCGCGCCAAGGGCATGGACCTCCTGGCCCTGAAACTTGAAGATCCAAAAGGCGACGTTGGACAGACAAGTGCACCCGTCGAGGGTATGTCCACGGTTCGCCACCCGCTTTTGTTGGAAGCTGTGCTGACCGCGTGGAGTAATGCCAGAGGCGAGCTGTTGCCTGCCGCTGGTCCTGTGAAGGTCACGGATAATGGCAAGCGCTCGAATGCGAGAGATATTCTCGCCGATCAGTTGGAGCGCGATCTCAATTTTTATCTGACGAAGAAGGCCAAGGAATATTACCCCGACACGGATCGGCTTTTGCTGATGACGGTCTTCGGTGGATCAGGGTTCAAGAAAGTCTATATGGACCCGATGCGCCGGAGACCGGTCAGCGAAAGTGTCGATGCTGCCGATCTCATTGTGAACAACGCCGCGACGGATCTGCGGAACGCCGGGCGTATTACGCACAAGATCATGATGCGTCCATCCGTTTTGAAGCGGATGAAGATTCTTGGCGTCTATCGGGATACCGATACGTCTCAGCCGACGCCGACGCCGGATGTCGTGCAGCGCAAGGAAGCGGCCATCGAAGGTATTCGGCTGGATCGCACACTGCCGGATGAGCAGGATCATACTATCTACGAATGCTATTGCGAGCTGGATCTCGATCAATTCGCTCCGAAGCAGTTCAAAGGAAAGGGCCTTCCCCTTCCTTATCGCGTAACCATTGACCGTGACAGTCGAGAAATTCTTGAAATTCGTCGTAACTGGCGAGAGGATGACGAAGACTGTGACGCCAGAACGACATTTGTTCATTATCCGTATATTCGCGGCTTCGGTCTTTATGGCTGGGGTCTGCTGCATCTTCTCGGTAATTCGACATCTGCCCTGACGGCGGCATGGCGCGAAGCCCTGGACGCTGGCATGTTCGCCAACTTCCCTGGCTTCCTGATCGCCAAGCTCGCCGCGCGTCAGCAGACCAACGAGCTGCGCGTTCCTGCCGGTGGCAGTATGATCGTCGATACACAGGGTCAGCCCATCCAGAATGCCGTGATGCCTCTGCCGTATAAGGACGTATCGGCTGGTCTCCTGGGCATGATGGATAAGGTCGCTGCCGCTGCCCAGCGCGTCGGCGGTATTACCGAAGTCAAGATCGGCGAAGGCAAGCAAGAGACGCCCGTCGGTACGACGCTGGCCCTGATCGAACAGGCCACGAAAGTCGAATCGGCCATCCACAAGAACATGCACCAGGCTCAGAGCGAAGAGTTCGAGCTGATTGTGGATCTGTTCCGCGATAATCCGGAGAGCTTCTGGCGAGGCAACCGCCGCCCGGCAACGCAGTGGGACAAAGACAAATTCGAACAGGCTCTGAATCTGTACGGTATCAACCCTGTCGCCGACCCGAATACGCCGAGCCACCTTCATCGCATTATGAAGGCCACGGCGCTGAAGCAGCTTCAGGCCTCGAACCCCGCGCTGTACGATGCACGTGCGGTCGATGAGCAGGTTCTGCGGATGATCGGATTCGATGACGCTGAAAGCCTCTTCGCTCCGCCGCAGCCGCCGGTAGCCGCGCCGCCAGATCCGAAGATGGCAAACGTCCAATTCCAAGCCACGGCCAAGGCCGCTGAATTGCAGCAGCGCGCCCAAATTAAAATGGCCGAGCTGGAAGACAAAGACAAAGAACGGAAACTCAAGGCCGAGCTGGCCATGGTCGATCTCGCCCGGACACTCGCTGTGCACCCGGAAGCGGAAAAAATGGCAGAGCGCACGCTGGCCAAAAGCTCCAATCCTCAAGGAACACTCCAATGACGCATCCTTATAAAAAGGATGCCTTATCTTCGTCTGGGACGAAGAAGACGGCTATTTTATCCTCTTCGGGGTCTATGCGCGCAAAACCAACGTCAAAATTGACAACAGCCCAATCTTCGAAAAAGATTGCACCGAAAACAACAAAGTCTTTGAAATCCGAAGGCCAAAAAACAAAACTTCGACTTGACAAACGCCCACGCAAGCGCGCTGAAGGCGGCGGTGTCATGGGGTGGGTCAAGGATCTTGTTTCTGGAAACCCGAAAACGGAAAATTTGAAGACTGACGCCAAACCGGAGTGGACGACACCGGAAGATATCGAACTTTCAAAAAAGTACGATACAAGCTACGCCAGTCCGACAGCCGCCTTTTTGACACCTGATGCGTCAAAATCTCGACAGGTCAAAGATTTTCAAACAGTCCAAAGGTTGTTCAGCAACCCGCAACATCTTTCTTCTGTTCCTTTTGAGCCAACAAACGAAAAAACGCGGGAAGCCATTCGCGAGGCTTATATCGCAGCAAATAAGAGTCCTGTCGCGGCTGTGGGATTCGATCCGCGCGTTATGGTCAGTTCATATGATATTCCAGAAAAAATTGACTTTAGGTGGCGCTTATTTTCCGGAAAAAGATGTCATAATGGACATGGGTATAAGTCCGACAAGTATGGTCCATGAATCAATTCATCGCGGCATTCAAAAACTTCAAGAGTCTGGAAAAATACCAAAAGTCGAAGGAGATACAAACGAGCGTTTGACGAGATACTTCATGCGGAAGTATTACGGCCCTGTTGAGGAAAACACAGGAAGTGTTGGGCGTGAACAGTCCAAGCAAGCACAGATTTATTACGACAAGATTCCTGCGTTTAAGAAACTTGTCGATCAAATTGAGAAAGCAGCCCAAGATTATACGCAAGAGAAAAACCCACGAGGACCTCGTAAACGCGGCGGAAAAGTGAAATAGGAAAACTCAATGTCTCATCCTTATAAAACCGCCGCCAAGTCGGCGCATGATTCGAAACTCTCCCGCATGTGCTACGGCGGCAGCAAGACGTCCAAGCATGCCACGGGCGGCAAGGTCGAAGGCACTCCCGCCAGCGCCCCCAAGCCCATGGCAAAGGGTGGTCTCAAGGCCCATGGTCACAAGGCCGCCCACCGCCTGGACAAGCCCAGCCGTGCCAAGGGTGGTAAGGTCTCCAAGATGGAGTGGGAGCACTCCAAGAAGGATCTTGCCGAGGACAAGAAGCTCGCTAAGAAGCACGGCATGACGCTGGAAGCCTGGGAAAAGTCCAAGCTCGACGTCAAGCACGATACGCAGCAGTCCATGAAGGGCCTGAAGCGCGGCGGTCATGCGATGTGGCCTGCCGAGCGCGATAAGGTCATGGTAGACCGCGTACGCGAAGAGGCCATGATGCCGAAAGAGTCGGCTGCGCATGCGCGGCTGGCCATGAGCCACTCTAAGCACGGAGGCAAGGTTCCGCACCGCGCCACTGGTGGCCGCGTGAAGAAGGGCAAGGCCCACACGCAGGTGAATATCGTGATGGGTGCCCATCCGAACCGTACACCGATGCCGGAAATGGTGCCGATGACGGGTGCTGGTATGGTGGCTCCGGTTCGCCCGCCCATGGCCCTTGGTCCAACGGCTGGCGGCCCTCCCCCGCTTCCCGCCGGAGCTGGCGCTGCTCCTCTGCCGCCGCCCATGCGGGCCCGTGGCGGTAAGGTACAGGACGAGAAGAAGGCCAAGCTCACCCCGGCCAAAGTCGAGGGTATGAAGGCCGGAACGCAGGTCACGCATACGTCGGGCAAGAATGACCTGCTGGATATTCGGGACTATCCGCCGATCACCAAGCGCGCTGGCGGCGGCGTTGGTCACAAGTTTCCGAAAATGGAGTACGGCGCTGGTTCGGGCGAAGGCCGTCTTGAGAAAATCGAGAAGTACGGTCGCAAGGGATGAACTCGTTCGAGACAGCGGTCGCACGAGAGTTGGCGAAGCGGTTAGATGAAGAGACCGCTCGCCAGATTGAGATCATGGTTTCTGGTCTTGCGTCTGATTATGCCGACTATAAAGAGAAAAGTGCGGTCATTCGCACGCTGGCCCAAGTCAAAGCGTGGCTGAAAGATGTGGAAATCGATTTGAATGCCTGATTCTTACAAATCTTTGTGCCGAAACCCCCGAGCCGTAGCGCAACAGCGCTACGGTTCCGGCGGTTCTGCCGGTCTTTACGCAAACATTCACGCCAAGCGCGAGCGCATCGCCCATGGTTCTGGTGAAAAGATGCGGAAGCCTGGATCAGAAGGCGCTCCGACAGAAGAAGCATTCGAGAAATCAGCCAAGACTGTCCGCCGTCTTGATCGTCGTGCGCGTGGCGGGAATGTGAGTAAAAGCGATATGGCGTGTAATGCCCCTCATCGTACGCCAAATCACCCAACCAAGAGTCATATCGTGAAGGCATGTGAGAATGGAAACGAAAAAATCATCAGATTCGGACAACAAGGCGTATCAGGATCGCCCAAGAAAGAAGGTGAATCCGAAGCCTACCGCAAGCGCCGAGAGTCGTTCAAAGCCAGACACGCCAAAAACATCGCCAAAGGACGAATGTCAGCAGCCTGGTGGGCTGACCGCGAAAAATGGTGAGTTCAAGCCACCGTCTCTTTTTATGTTCCACAAATCCAATCCCGCAGAGGAGTTGAGAAACAAGGTCGGTGATCTCAGTAAGATCGAGATTATGCACAATCAGGTGCTTGTCGCGGTCTATATTCGCCCTGAGAAAACCGCCAGCGGTATCTTTCTCGCAGATCAAACGCGAGCCGAAGATCGCTTCCAGGGTAAGGCAGGTCTTGTTCTGAAGAAAGGCCCATTGGCCTTCGTCGATGACGCGACGAACAAGTTCCATGGACAGGACGTTACCCCCGGTGAGTGGGTCTTTTATCGCGTGAGTGATGGTTTTCCGCTGATTATCAACGGTCAGCTATGCCGTCTGCTCGAAGAGGTTCACATCAAGGGCAAGATCCCAAGCCCTGACGTCGTATACTGAGCTTCGGCACTGTGAGGGCAGTGTGGGTTGGCAGTTCTGACCGGCTTCTGCTCGAAGAAAAGCCGGTCACCCAACTCCGCACGCTGCGGGTAGGAGAATAAAATGGCAGACGAGAACGAGAACATTGTAGTCGAGATTGATGATCCTGTTGTCGAAAATCAAGCGCAAGACAAAGAAGCGCCCAAGGTTGAGACGAAGGATGAAGGTATTGAGGCTGTTCGGGCGCAAGTCCGCGAGTTCGAAGAAAAGCTGAATACCGAGCGCGAGGAAAAGGAAGCTGCACGACGCCGTGCAGAGGCCGCAGAGCGCGAAGCTGCTCAGATCAAGACACGCGTCGTTGATACTGAGATTGATGCGGTTGCTAATGCCCTGGCCGTCTCCGAGATGGAGTTGGACACGGCAAAGCGCGATCTGAAGAAGGCCATGGAGGATGGCGATTTCGACGGTGTTGTCTCTGCCAATGAGAAATTGGCTCAGAAGACGCTGGAAATCAATCGCCTGAAGGAAGGCAAAGACGCTCTTGAGGCGCGCAGCACAAAGCAGCAGGCAGAGCCGTCCGATCCCTTCGAAAATTACGTCTCGCGGTTTACGCCGCGCAGTCAGGACTATCTGCGTAAGCACAAGGAAGTCGTGACTGACCCTAAGAAGAACAAGCTTCTGATCGCAGCTCATTACGAAGCAGAGGCCAACGGCCATACCGCCGATACTGACGGATATTTCGACTTCATCGATCAGCGCATGGGATACAAACAAGTGGACGATAAGCCAGCGCCAAAAGCTCAGCCTCGCGGTACGACTCCGGCGGCTCCGGTTTCGCGCTCGGTCGATTCGTCTTCGTCGTCCACCACGCCGAATGTCATCAAGCTTTCGCCGGGCGAAGCTCGCGCAGCAACGGACGGAACGATTCTCTGGAATCACGGTCCGGACAAGGGCAAGCCCATCGGTGTGAAGGAATATGCACGTCGAAAGGCAATGATGCAGCGTGACGGCCTCTATAACAGCGATATGAACTAAGGAAAACCCTCATGAAATCCCGTCTTGAAAGCACCCGCGAGCCGATCCGAGAGACCGTACGAGACTCCGTTCGTCCGTCCGGAGCCGTCGAGGTTATGGGCCGCAACGGAAAAATTCTTAGCCGCAAGCGCGGTGGAAACGTAGACCGCTTCTTTGTGCCGCCAGAGGTTATTCCGGAGGGATGGACCTACGAGTGGAAGCGCGAGACGCTTCTCGGCATGCCCGATACGGCACACATGCAGAATATGTCCGCGAACGGCTGGTCTCCGGTTATGGCCGAGACGCATCCGGGCCTGTTCATGCCAAACGACTACAAGGGTCCGATTCGTCGCGACGACATGATCCTCATGGAGCGCCCCGCTGAGCTGACCGAAGAGGCACGCCGCGAAGAGCAGCAGGCCGCAAAAGCTCTCATGCAGGCGCAGAAAGAGCAGCTTGGATACGCACTGCCGTCGGGATTCTCCGGCGAGCATCGCGGCGTCCAGCCGCGCGTCAGTCAGAATTATCAACCGTCTGACGTGGCCAAGCCGCGTCTATCGATTGAAAACTAATTCGCGGATAACCGCGAATAATCTCCCACGTGAACGCCTCGCGTGGTTCTTAACCGCTCAAAGACGGTGCCCGTTCTAAGAGCAAGTCACAGAAGCCTAGAAAGGAAAGCCTATCATGGCTAACACCTTTGCCCCGTTTGGGTTCTCCCAGACTGGTGCGGCGCCTGGCAATGCTCCTTCGGCAGAACAGGCGACGTACTCGATTCTTTATTCCGACACGAACAAGATCTACACTGGTGACCCCATCAAGATCGGCGCCAACGGTTACGTTGCCGCTTGGACCGCCGGTACTGCTGTCTCGCAGATGTTCGGCATCTTCGTGGGCTGCAAGTATCTGTCTACGTCTCAGGGCCGTGTCGTTTGGTCGCCCTACTGGCCGGGTTCTGACGTTGCTTCAAGTGCTCAGTCGAGCATCGAAGCCTACGTGATCCCCTGCGCCCCCGGCACTGCTCCGCGTTTCCTTGTTCAGACGGGTAACAGCAACACCACGGCTACTGCCGTAACGCAGGCCGATGTTGGCCAGAACATCGACGTGGCCATGGGCACCGGTTCGACTCTGACGGGTCGTAGCGGCGCTTACGCTGATCAGTATACGCAGGGCACGACGTCTACGCTTCCCTTCCGTATCATTGGTCTCTATCAGGGCGTTGGAAACGGTTCAGACGCTACCTCCGCCAATAACTGGATCATCGTCGAAGCTAATACGCTTCAGACGACCGGTATCTAAGGAGGATAACCGATGGCTGTTTCTCTTTCTCAGATTAAGTCCGAGCTGCTGCCCGGACTGTTCGACGTTCGTGGTTCGTATGACATGATCCCGCGTCAGTGGGATAAGGTCTTTACGACTCACAAGTCCAACATGGCTCTTGAGCGCTCGACTCAGATGCGCTTCCTGGGCCTGCCGCAGCTGAAGAACGAAGGCGGCGCGACGGCGTTCGATAACAACGCTGGCGAGCGCTTCGTCTTCAACTTTGAGCACCAGGAGGTTGCCCTTGGCTATGCCATTACGCGCAAGGCCATTGACGACAACCTGTACAAGGCTCAGTTCAATCCGACCAACCTGAAGCTTCAGGAGTCGTTTGCGCAGTTCAAGGAAATTCAGGGTGCCAATATCCTGAATACGGCCACGACCTACAACGCCGCAATCGGTGGTGATGGTCAGGCCCTCCTGTCCACCGCGCATCCGTACGACGGCGGCACGTGGGCGAACACGTTCACCACGCAGCTTGATCTTGCTGAGGGCGCGCTGCTCCAGGCCATGATCAACGTTCGTACGAGCTTCGTCAACGAAGCCGGTCTGCGCGTCCTGTCGCGTGCACGCCGTCTGGTTGTGCCTCCGGCTCTTGAGCCGCAGGCCATCCGCCTGACGAAGACGGAGCTGCGTCCGGGTACTGCGAATAATGACGTCAACGCGATTCTTACCACGGCGGGCGGTCTGCCCGAGGGTTATATCGTCCTTGACTTCCTGACGTCGCAGTATGCGTGGTTCCTCACGACCAATATCGATGGTCTGATCCACATGAGCCGCGTGCCCTACGAGATGGACATGCAGGTGGACTTCATCACCGATAACCTTCTGGTCAAAGGCTACGAGCGTTATAGCTTCGGCTACAACGATCCGCGTGCCATCTACGGTTCGACGCCGACCTCGTAAGGAGAGACACAATGGGGACCACGACCTTTACTGGCCCCTTGTATGTCGGCTCTATTATCGAGACAACGGGTAGCGTTCTCGGTAGTAATGTTGACAATGCGGGGTTTGTCGAGCTGGTCCAGTCGCAGGCGGTCACTCAGGCCGCCAGCACTGGTCAGTCGGCAGGTGTGTATCTGACCAATATCGTCATTCCGGCAGGCAGCATCATCTGTTCGATTGAGCTGTATGTCACGACGGCTTGGACGGGTACGGCAAAGACTGTTGGCATCGGCACGACTGCCTCTGCCACGGCAATCACTGCCGCCGCTGCGGTTGACGGTTCGGCCATTGGCCGTATCGTCGCTTCGCCCGGTACTGATGCGACGCGGACGACGACTTGGACGAACGTCGGCACGACCGACATTCAGATCAAGTTGACGTCTACGAACACTGGTAGCGGCGTCGGCGTTCTGGTTGTTCGCTACGCGCAGCTTTCCAATACGATTTCTTGAGGTAGAAACCAATGAAGCATCACATGCGAAAGAAGGCTCGCGGCGGCGACGTGTTCTACGCTGGCGAGAAGAGCAATGTCGCTCACGAGGCCGAGTCGGTTGCGCCGAGCCACGAGACCAACGACGAAACGCCCGCTGAGGCTCATGCCAAGGCTGCGTTCAAGCCGTACAAGAAAGGTGGCAAGGCTCACCACGCTAAGGGTGGCAAGGCCATGCATCATGCGAAGGGTGGTAAGGCCCATCACCTGAAGCACATGCACGCCGAGGGCGGCAAGGCGATGCATCGCCTTGACAAGCCGCGTCGCGCGACCGGTGGCCGTGTCGGTTCCGACAAGTCGCCGTTCTCGTCTGCTCACAAGCCGGGAGCGCCCGAGCGGGACTGACCGGGCGGGCGCGCGGGGGACGCAAGTGGATCTCCGAAGCCATCCAGCATCCGGGCGCGTTGCGTAAGGCCCTGCATGTAAAGGAAGGCGAGAAGATCCCGGCGAAGAAGCTTGAAAAAGCCGCTCACTCCGAAAATCCGACGCTTGCGCGCCGGGCTCGGTTGGCCAAGACTCTTCGTAGCTTCCACTGACCTAAATTCGGCGGGGAGAAATCCCCGCCGTCTTCTCACTCTAGGATATTCAAACCATGGCTGGCATTCCTTATAGCATCACCGCTTCGGGCAAATATGAGCCGTTCGGTCTTCAGGTGAGTCGTGGCCAGATCATGGGCCATCGTTCTGTTATCGTGTTCGGTTACAACCCCGATGTCGATCAGACGGAAGAGACGGTTTGGCCGGATGGCGGTGTTGTCAATCATCCCGCGACCGCAACCGTAATGAAAGTTAGTTCGGATAATACGAACGATGCTGCCGCCGGAACCGGCGCGCGTACCATCGTCATTTCCGGACTCGATGCGAGTTATAACGAAATTACCGAGACTGTGACGCTCAACGGTCAGACTGCCGTCAACACGACAAATTCTTATCTTCGCATCAACGATATCTATGTTGCGACGGCTGGATCGGGCCTTGTATCCGCCGGAACCATCTACATTGGAGGCGGTACCGTAACCGCTGGCGTACCGGCAACCATCTACGACCTAATGTACGTCGGGTACAACAAGCGTACGACCGGCCATTATACGATTCCTGCCGGATATACCGGATACATGGTCGCTGGCGCTTTGACCGCCGGTCAAAACAGCGGGTCCAACCAAATTACCGGACGTCTTTTAACGACAAATTCTAATTCAGTTTCATTGACTCAGGCCGTTGCTGCGCTCAATAATGGTCAGGCGTTCTACGACTTCCAGCTTCCGCTTTCTATTCCGGAGAAAACAGACGTAGAAGCGCGAGCGATTGGGGCGTCTAATAACAACGCTATCTCGTCCATGTTCCAGATTTGTCTGATCGCCAACACGGTCTGATGTCATCATGACTACGAGCGGCACATACGACTTCTCACCGAGCGTCGGTTCGCTGGTTCTGGGTGCCTTTGACCGCATTCAGTTGCGTCCGACGGCTCTTCTTGCTGAGCACATGGCCCGTGCAGGTGTTGAATGTAACCTTTTGCTGTCTGAATGGGCCAATCGTGGCGTCAATTTGTGGAAATCTGAACTTCAGCAGATCAGTTTGACGCAAGGCGTATCGACCTACACGCTTCCAACGCGCACGGTGAACATTCTTGTCGGGTATATTTCGATTACGACGGGTGGAATCACCACGGATCGCATCCTGAACCCCATTTCGACGTTCGAATATGGGGCTTTGCCGCAAAAGCAGACCCAAGGACCACCGACAATCTACTGGTTCAACCGTCAAATTGCACCGCAAATGACGCTTTGGCCGGTTCCGGATAATGGTGGACCGTATACCATGAAGCTCCAGACCATGGTCCAGGTGCAGGACGCTAATTTGCCTGCTGGAGAGACGCCGGATATCCCGTATCGCTGGTATGATTGCTTCACGGCAGGTCTCGCTTATCGTCTTGCGCGCATCTATACCCCTCAATTGGAGCAAATTCGCAAGGCCGATTACAATGAAGCCTGGGGTTTTGCGGCTTCAGAGGACACAGAAGATGTCCCTGTCTATATCTATCCTGCTCTTGGGCAATATTGGAGGTAAGATAAAAGTTATGGTCGCTAGGTCGCAAACAAACCCCGACGCGAACAAGAAGTTCGTAGTCTACATTGCGACCAATAAGAAAAACGGGCACCGTTACGTCGGTTTTACGTCTGTTGGTTTGGAAAAAAGACAAAAAGCTCACGTTCGTCGGTCTAAGAAGGATAAGAGCTGCCCGAAGTTTCATAATGCTCTTGCTAAATATGGATCGGACTGCTTTGACTGGCAGGTTGCTGCTTCTTTTGATACGGCAAAGGAAGCTCTTCTTGGTGAAGTTGAAATGATCTCAAAAATCAAACCCGAATACAATGTGTCTGCTGGAGGAGAAGGCACTTTAGGTGTTCCAGCACGCAACAGAAGATCCGTAACCTGTCTTGATGACGGCAATAGATTTGATAGTATGACTAATGCAGCAAAATTTTATAATCTTGATACTACAACAATTCGTGATGTGTGTGTTGGAAAATATAGATCAGCGAATGGACATTATTTTATTCTCGGAACAAAACTGTATTCCGAGTCAGAGAGAAAAGAGCTGATTCTGAAAATAGAAAAAATAAGCGCCCAGCGCAGAAAAAGAACGAAAAACAACAAATCCTGCAATGGTGCTCAATCAGGAAAAGATATACTTGGGCGAAGAGCAACAGGGCCAATGAAAATCTCAAGAAGAGTTCTGTGTCTGGATGACGGCCTTTATTACCCTTCTGCAAGTGAAGCGGGTAGACAATATAACATTGCAAAAAGCGCGATCATTGAGTTATGTCTCGGAAAGAATAACAGAAAAACGGCTGGCGGTCTTCGCTTCAAGTATGAGGATGCTTGAATGGCATTCAGACCACATGGAAGGGCAGAAGTTAACCCTGAAAGACCGAGGGCGTTTGGCTGTTGTGATTTGTGCGGTTTTCTATACAACTTACACACTCTTCGCTGGAAATTCGACTTTGCCGGGCCGATGCTCCAGAATTTTCGTATTCTGGTCTGTGATACCTGTTATGACACGCCGCAACCGCAGCGTAAGCCCGTTATTGTGCCGCCTGATCCGCTTCCGGTTGCCAATGCAAGACCTGAGTTCTATACGGCAGATGAGACTGACTATCGCGTAACCCAAGACGGTCGCATTCGTATCACTCAAGACGGACAAGATCGCGTCGTTCAGTCTAGCCAGTGGAACTCCTTCCCGACTCTGACCGCGACGGGCGATGGATCTACGGCAACGGTGACATTCTCTTCTACGGTTATCATTCCCGTAGGGACAAAGATAACCGTTACCGGCATCAACCCGGCAAGCTACAACGGGTCTTACGTCGTAACGGCGTCGTCTGGAGGCTCTGTTTCATTTGCCAATACAACGACCACGAGCCAATCTATTGCAGGCAGTCTGATTGTTCCTGCGCTGAGCGGCCTGGCCTGTCAAAATTCGTTCCCGACGCTTACCACGACTGGAACTGGAACGATTGCAACTTTGACTTACTCAGGTCCTGCGATTCCAATTGGAACAACAATCACTGTTGCTGGAATTACGCCAACGGGGTACAACGGATCTTATGTTGTAACAGCCTCATCCCAAGGGTCCGTTTCTTTCGCTAACACAACGACCGCAAGTCAAACTATTGCCGGGGCTATCATTGTTCCGGCTCTTCCGGGTGTCATATAATGGCTAACCAACCAATACCTACCCTGCCGACAGCCATTTCGCTGACCGGCGATGAACAGTTTGAGTTGGTTCAGCCCGGCGGGTCGTCGGGTACGTCAAAACGCGCCACGATCTCGCAGATCGGCACTTATATTTCAATCACTTATCCGCCTGCGGTTATTACGTCGGTAGGTACGGCATCTCCGCTTCGTGTGGACGGCGTTGTCGGTGGAACAATCAACGCTGCATCGCCGACCGGCACGATCTCCATTGCCCCGAATGGAGTGACGAATAATCTTTTGGCCCAGATGGCCGGCTACACCATCAAGGCCAATACGAGTGCATCAACGGCAACCCCAGTAGATGCAACGGTTAGTGCCGTCCTTGATACGATTTCCGCAACTCAGGGCAGTGTTCTGTATCGCGGTGCGTCGAGTTGGGCTGCTATCGGCCCCGGCACGAATGGATATGTTCTTGCTACTGCGGGAGCGAGCCAAAACGTCTTCTGGAAGAACGTCTCTGCATTTGACCCGACCAGCGTAGCCATCACGGGCGGCACGATCAATGGAACGGTTATCGGCGGAACCGATCCCCGTGCCGGTACGTTCACGAGCCTGACTGCGGCGAGCCTTACATTCTCGTCTCCCGCGACAATCACCAATGCAACGTGGAACGGAACCGCCGTTGCCGTTGCGTATGGCGGCACCGGCGCAACGACCGCCTCAGTCGCTCGCACAAATCTCGGTGCAGCAGCAAGCGGTGCAAACACCGACATCACAAGTCTGAGTGGGTTGACAACGCCGCTGTCAGCAGCTCAAGGCGGGTCTGGCTTCTCTAGCTATACGACTGGCGATCTTCTTTATGCCGATTCGTCGAGCACGCTTGCGCGACTTAACGACGTTGTTGCAGGTAATGCGCTTATTTCCGGAGGCGTGGGCATAGCCCCATTGTGGGGAAAGATTGGCCTTACCACGCACGTGTCAGGAACACTTCCGGTTGCCAACGGCGGCACCGGCATTACGTCGTTTGGTACGGGAGTTGCGACTGCTCTTGGACAAAACGTAACAGGAAGCGGCGGTATTGTCCTTGCCACGTCTCCGACGCTCACGACGCCAAATCTCGGAACTCCGTCTGCGGTCACACTGACAAACGCAACCGGTCTCCCGTTGACGTCTGGCGTGACAGGAACGCTTCCTGTTGCCAATGGCGGAACTGGAGCAACGACGCTTACCGGATACGTCAAAGGCAATGGAACGAGCGCCTTTACGGCATCTGCAACGATTCCTAACGCCGACCTTCAAAACAGCTCCGTTACCATCGGAAGCACGTCGATTTCTCTTGGAGGAACGGCGTCTACACTTGCCGGTCTAACATCGGTTACGGTTACTCAAGACCCGACATCAAATCTTCAACTTTCGACAAAGCAGTATGTTGACGGACAAGTTGCTCTTTACTCAAACACAACATTCCACACATCAACGCAGGCAGCTACTACAGCCAATCTGACTGCAACCTATAACAACGGCTCCAGCGGCGTGGGCGCGACGCTTACGAATAGCGGCACACAAGCTGCATTCGCCGTCGATGGTTATAGCGCAAGCCTGAATGATCGAATCCTTGTCAAAGACCAATCAACTGCGGCGCAAAATGGCGTCTATACCGTTACGACCGTTGGTTCGGTTTCAACAAACTGGGTTCTGACGCGTGCAACCGATTTCAATACTCCTGGAACCGGACCGAATGCCATTGAAACTGGCGCGGCTGTCTTTGTTTCGTCTGGCACGCTTTATGGCAAAACGACTTGGGTTCTGACGACGACTGGAACCATAACGGTTGGTTCAACGTCGCTTACATTTGCTCAGTCCAGCTCTGCAACTAACTATTCGTTCACAGCTCCGCTTCAGATTGCAGGAACGACCGTCTCCCTTGGAACGGTTGGTGTCGCGAATGGCGGCACGGGCATCACGTCATATACGACGGGCGATATTCTGTACGCGAGTGGTGCATCCGCTCTTTCTGCGCTATCAGCAGGAACGACAAAATATGCCCTTGTTTCGAACGGCGCAGGTGTAGCTCCGTCTTATCAACAAATCAGCTTGACTGCTGGCGTCACCGGTACGCTTCCTGTTGCCAACGGCGGCACCGGCATTACGTCATTCGGAACAGGCGTCGCAACAGCCCTTGGTCAAAATGTAACTGGCAGCGGTGGTATTGTTCTTGCAACGTCACCGACTCTGACTACGCCGAACCTGGGAACACCCTCTACTCTCGTCCTCACCAACGCAACCAGTCTCCCGCTTACGTCCGGTGTAACCGGCATTCTTCCCGTCGCAAATGGCGGTACCGGAACATCAACGGCGTTCACGACCGGTTCGATTGTGTTTGCTGGTGCGTCTGGCGTCTATAACCAGAATAACGCCAAGTTCTTCTGGGACAACACAAACAATCGTTTGGGCATCAATACCGCTTCGCCTCAAACGCAGCTCACGGTGGTCTCGAATACTCAAACCACGACGCCAACCTCTGCTCTTCCGGCAGGAACCGACTTGTACATTGTCGGTGCAAATGCCGCGAACACGCGCATCACGCAAGATGCGTATGGGACAGGTAACTATGCTGCATATACGGGCCGACAGGCTCGTGGAACTGCGGCGTCTCCGACTGCTTCGCAGACGGATGACATCCTTGTCGAAGTTACCGGTCGAGGGTATGGCGCAACAGGCTTCTCGACGCAATCCGTCGTGCGTATCGATCTGGAAGCCGCAGAAAATTTCACGGATACGGCCCAAGGCACGTATATCTCGTTCCATACATCTGCGCTCGGAACAACATCGCCAAACGAACGTTTCCGTATTGGTCCGTCCGGACAGTTTAGTATTACGAGCGGCGGTACGCCCAATTATGGCACATCTGGGTATTCATTGGTATCAGGAGGCGCGTCCGCCGCTCCGTCCTGGTCCCAGATAAGTTTGACTGCTGGCGTCACCGGAACTCTGCCGGTCACCAATGGCGGTACTGGCCTCGCGACCGTCGCCCAGGGCGATCTGTTGTATGGGTCTGCTGCGAATACGCTGTCGGCGCTCGGAAAGAGCACGACCGCGACGCGTTATCTTGCAAATACTGGTACGAACAACAACCCGCAGTGGGATCAGGTTAATCTTACGAACGGCGTAACCGGCGTGCTTCCGATCGCAAATGGCGGAACAAACGCGAATCTGACCGCATCGAACGGCGGTATATTGTATTCTACTGCCTCAGCAGTCGCCATTCTCTCGGGAACGGCAACTGCAAACCAAGTCCTGCTGTCCGGTTCGAGCGGTGCTCCGTCGTGGTCAACCGCGACCTATCCGGCGACGACGACTGCTAACCAGATTCTGTATTCTAGCTCAAATAACACGATTGCTGGTATAGCGACAGCGAACAGCAGCATCCTTGTTACGAGTGGTGCCGGTGTTCCGTCGCTCTCAACGAATCTTCCTTCTCATTCCGTTAACGGCGCAACTTTGGGATCGAATGCGCTGGCGGTTTCGGGCTCAACGCAGATTGTCTCTGGAAGCTTCGGTCTAACCGGAAACATATCTGCTGCGACATGGGGAACCGCTGGCATTCGTTATGCCAATGTTTCCGCGACGTTGACTGACACGTCAGCGGCAGGAACTGTAGCGACTGCTTACACCGATTTCTTCGGCAATAACACAGTTGCCGCGACGAATGCTCGAACGTTCACGAACTACTCTACGATGTTCATTGGCGCTCCCGTTGCGGGAACCAATGTTACATTAACAAATTCGTGGTCTATCACCACTGGCGGCGCAGTCCAGATAAGTTCATCATCAGCCAACGCTCTTGTTGTCGGACCAAGTGGCGCAACGAGTCCGTCGTTCAACGTCGATGCTTCGACAGCATCTGCCGCAACCGGCATCAACATTAAGTCAGCCGCCGCAGGTGGTGGCGCAGCCATCAGTGTAATATCGTCGGGTGCTGCGGAAAACTTGACACTTGATGCCAAGGGTACTGGCACAATCACTATTGGCGGCACGTCAACAGGCGCGATTACTCTAACTCGCGCCACGACGATGTCGAACGCCTTGACTTATGGCGGCGTGACGCTTTCGAACAGCGTCACCGGCACCGGATCAATGGTGCTGTCTACATCGCCGACTTTTTCGACACAAATTACTGTTCCGCTTCATATCGGTGGTTCCGGAACAACCGGTACTCAGCTTACGTTCCAGACCACGACTGGCGTTGGAACGACAGACGCATTTGCTTTCAAGGGCGGCAATAACGGCGCGACGACGTTCGCAACTCTTGCTTCTGCTGGCCTCGCAATCACGTCTTCAGGTGCAAATGCATTTGCCGTAGGCCCGAGTGGAACGACAAATCCTGCCTTCAACGTTGATGCCAGTACGGCGTCAAGCGCGACCGGAATCAACATCAAGAGCGCTGCGGCGGCGGGCGGCGTTGCAGTCAGCGTCACCTCGACCGGTGCTGCTGAAAACTTGGCAATCGATGCCAAAGGCACCGGTACCGTTACGATTGCCGGTACGTCAACTGGAAACGTAACCGTAGGCAACGTAACATTAACTCGCCCGGCAAGCACGGCAACATTGACGCTTGGTAGTGGAAAGACCGTTTCTATAAGTAACAGCCTTACGTTGGCTGGTACTGATAGCACCACGATGACTTTTCCAGGTACGTCGGCGACGGTTTTGACAACCGCAAATACAGCGACAGTCACAAAAGGATTTACGTTAACACCGAACAACATTGGTTCGTTTACTTCCAATACGACTACCACGCTTGACCCTACACTTGGAAATTATCAATATGTGACACTGAGCGGAACATTCACTTGGACCTTTGCGGCACCCTCAAGCGATTGTGCTATCGACGTTCTTGTTATTTTAGGTGCTAGCGGTAGTGGTGTAACAGCAACAGCAAGCGGATTCAAAACCCCCGGTTCCGGCGCTGCTGGCACATTCACCGCAGCAAACAATACATGGTATGTCCTTTCCGTTCGCAGGGTAAACGGTGTTGCGATTTACAACTGGAGCGGATCTTGGACATGATAAGAGAAAGCTACTTCGAAACAAAAAGCTGTGGACTAGTTTTTGGTCCCGCTATTATTGCCCCACCAAAATCAGGTCTGGTTGGGTTTGACTACAAAACAAGAAAAAAGGGAAAGTGGCATGAACTTTCTCCAAGATTTCACACAGAAGAAAAACATAGAACTGGCGTCAAAATACAAATTCGATCTAGAGAAACCAAAGAAATAGTTTGGATGCGGCCATTTTCTGACAGAATGGCAGCACTTCCATTGTGGCTAAAATTGTTAGAAATAAAAGAAGAATGGCTTCCGGACTTTGGTCCAATAACTTTGCCTGGATATTTCGAAAGAGGCGAATTTGACTACGTCTGGGCTTCTACAACTTCATATACCGGAACGGCAAATAATAGCGCACTTGATTGGCTTAGTGCTGGCGGCACAAAGTGCCCTACGGGTGTTACCAGTGTACAATATCTAATTTTGGCTGGCGGAGGTGGTGGCGGCAGCACTTATTATACAGGTGGTGGCGGCGCTGGAGGACTTAGAACAGGAACCTCTAGTGTTACTGCAGGAACAAATTACCCCGTTACTGGCGGTGGAGCAGGTGGTGCTGCGGGAACCTCCGGCACAAGCAATACCTGGAACTCTCTTCTTTGTGATGGCGGCGGTTACGGCGGAAATAACGCAACCAACCAAGGAGCAAATGGCGGATCAGGCGGAGGATCAAGTTCAGGCGGCGTTGGTCCTTTTGCTGGCGGTACAGCAACAGGCAATGGTACAGGAAATAACGGTGGCTCCAATGGCAACGGCGGATCACCTTACAATGGCGGCGGCGGTGGTGGCGCTTCATCAGTGGGCGGCGACGCCAGTAAAACAGGCAGCGGCACAGCCGGTAGCGGCGGAAACGGAACCGCAAGCAATATCTCAGGAGTTTCATTAAGCTATGCGTGTGGTGGCGGCGGAGGTAACCAAACTGGTGGAACCGGCGGAACCGGAGGCACTACTAGTGGCGGTGACGGAATAGCGGGCGGAGCCGGTACTGCGTCTAACACAAACGGAGGAGCTGCCGTTGCCGGACGTGGTTCTGGCGGTGGTGGTTCCGGTTTAGGTCCTGCTGTCGGAGGCGCAGGTAGTGCAGGCGTAGTCTGGCTTAGCTTTACTCAAGCAGGCGGATTGATATTCAATAATCTTGCAATGATGGGCATGTGATCCATCAAGAGTCACAAGATCATATTGGCTGAAAAGTTTATTCAGGTTATAGTGGTATGTTCGCGTATGCGTTTGGTTTGTACAACCAATCAAATCAAAAGAGGAACTCATGAAATCCATCACTCTTACCCTCACTGTCGATCAGGTTCAGTTGATTGCCAATGCCCTTGGGGAGCTGCCCTATAAGGTCGCAGAGGGCACGATCAACGACATCCGCGCGCAGGTCGGACCGCAGCTTCAAGAGCAGCAGGCCGAGGCCGCGCCGACAGCGGACGTACCCGCGAAGGACTAAGGCATGTCATACACCTACAACAGCTACGTCACACAGCTTGCGAACTTGATGGCAGTGTCCCCAACGGATACGTCATTCGTGACGTGGCTGCCGGGGTGTATTGACTACGCTGAACAGCGCATCTATCGCGAGCTGGACCTTCTGGCGACGCTCATTTCGGATTCGTCCGGACAATTGACAACCGGAACGCGCCTTCTGACGCTTCCGACAACTACCGGTGTTTTCATCGATATTGAAAACGTCGCCGTTCTGTCTCCGGCTGGATCTACAACGACGAACGGCACGAGGACTCCCCTCGTGCCGGTTTCTCTGGCTGTTATCGATCTCCTCTGGCCAACCAACAACGTAAACACGGGCACACCGACCATGTTTGCTATGCGGGGAACAGATTCGACGACGAACTCACCAGTTATTGTTGTCGGTCCCCCTCCAGACGGAGCTTACTATGTTGAGATTCGCGGAACGCAGCGCCCAGCGCCGCTTTCCCTTACGAACCAAACGACGGTTCTGACGACTTACATCCCCGATGTGTTCATGGCCGCGAGCATGGTCTACGCCAGCGGTTTCATGCGCAACTTTGGCGCTCAGGCTGACGATCCGCGCATGTCGCAGTCGTGGGAATCTCAGTACCAGACGCTCGTCAAATCTGCCGAGGTCGAGGTTTTCCGCAGCAAATTCCAGTCACAGTCGTGGTCTTCTCAGAAGCCGACTCCCGCCAATCCGCCGAGGAATTAAAATATGCCTACGACCAATCGTCAGCTTAATACTCCTGCACGAGGTGATAACGTAGGCACATGGGATGTGCCGGTTAATAATAACTTCACGTACATCGATCAGCTTTTCGGTGCGGTCACGGTTGTTGCTGTTTCGTCATCCAACGTGACACTCAGCACGCCTCAGTGCCAGAACGCCATCATTCGACTGACCGGAACACTGAGTGCAAACATCCAGATCATTTTTCCGACTGTAGCCGCAATCTATACCGTCGAAAATTTGACGTCTGGTAATTACTACGTCACCTGCGGCATGGCCTCTGGTGCCATTGTCGGTGTTCCTCAAGGCATTCCGACACAAATCTTCACGGACGGCACGGACACGAAGTATTGGAACACGCCTCTTCCCGGTACGTTCATGGATTATGCTGGATCGGCGCTTCCGGGGTGGATGTCGGCTTCGACAACAACGCCGTGGTTGATTTGCGATGGTTCAGCCGTGTCGCGCACGACATATGCGACACTTTACAATATCTTAGGAACAACCTGGGGTGCAGGAAACGGAACCACAACGTTCAATCTCCCCGATCTCCGCAATAAAGTTCGTGTTCCGCTCAAAAGTTCGTCTCCGCTTATTACGAGTGCTGTATCAGGCATTGATGGAACAACCGTCGGTGCGTCAAGCACCGCAGAAAGCGTCACGCTAACAACAAGTCAGATTCCGGCACATACACATACCGCAATTGTAACTGATCCGGGCCATTTGCATACAATTTCAAGTTTGGCGCCAACTCAACAAAGTGTTGGCGGTGGCGCTTCAACTTATTCAACATCTGGCGGTGGAACGACTTCTACAAATACCAGTGTAACAAACATTTCCGTTAGTAATAGTAGTACAGGAGGAAGCGGCGCGCACACCAGCGTTCAGCCGACAGCGGTTCATGGTATTACTCTGATCAAGACTTGAGGCTTTTATGCCTTTTGCGACCGTCAAACTTCGTCCCGGCGTCAACGTCGAGGCGACTCCGGTTCTCAACGAAGCT